GCCATGAAGGAAGGCGTAGAGTAATTTCTTTTTTTTAGGAGAACAGTCATGCCAAGTGGCTTTCAGAATTTTGATCGGTTTTCGTGGGCGCGTTCGCTGCACACCACGATGCCGAAGCTCCTCAAGGAGGTTGAGGACACAGCTAAGAAGAACTTCCAGATTATGGCTCTCTTAGAGTCGGCTGGTCGTATCTCGACCGGACACGGTGGGGAAGGTATTCAGTGGCCGATTCGTTACCGTATGCACAAAGCTCAGGCTGCTGACGGAACCAATTCGCGTAACTTCAGCCCAACCAACTTGTTCAAGACTGCTTCGTTAGACTATCGAGGATACGAAGTAACTGACTCGATCAAGCGTCGAGAGATGGAGAAGAACAAGGGTGAAGCAGCAGTTATCAATGTGCTGAACGGATTTGCTGAGCGACTGAAGGAATCTCTCCTTCAAGAGCTTGGCCCCCAGTTCTATGTAGATGGTGAAGCAGCAGACAACGACCGTTTCTGGCATGGCTTCAAGACTCTAGCCCGAACCAACGGTCAGGTCATCAACAAGACCACTGGTGCTTCTCAAGCTGTGGTTAGCGGCAACGAGCCAAACTACGTTGCTGCCCCAAGCGGAACGTATGCTAACCTTTCGTGCGAGCTTGGTTATTACGGTGGTTCACAAGAATCAGGTGCTTGGCCTGAGAACACTCAGGATGCTCAGTACGACTTCTGGTCTCCTCTTGTTGTTGTTCGCGACAGCACCTCATGGTCTGGCAGCAGCGATGGCGAGAAGCTTGAGAAAGCTTTGCGTTACGGCATCACTCATGCACAGCGCAACAGCACCATCGACGGACAGATCACCAACGTGTTCATGGACCGTGGTTTGTTTATCGACCTGAAGAATCACAATGACGGTCGTCAGACTATCGAAGTGAAGATGGCTCCCGGCTCCTTGACTGAGCTTGGATTCTTGAACGTGTTCCGATTCGACGGCATCGAGCTATCGTTCGAGAATGCTGTTCCTGCTGGTTATGCCTTTGGTATCAACCTAGCTTGTATGGAACTGATGGGACTTACAGACAACCTGTTCGAGGATGAAGGTGGCCCTCAGTATGACATTAACACCCAGTCGATGAATGCAGTGGTAAGTACCTTGAGTAACATCAAGTACAAGTCACCACGAAACTTCGTCGTTTGGAAACCAAGCTCTGAAGTTTAATCGCCAAGTTATAGGAGAATAAATCATGTTAGATAGTGTGCCAGATTTTGGCCTTGGCGAAACAATCCGAGGCAAGAACGACGATGGTGTGGAGATCAATCTCTCCCTCGATGGTCGAGAGTATACTTTTCCAATTACGGAAGAAGTTGCAAGTGCAGCAGGATTTGAGGCGCGTACTGTTGGGCGACGAATCACCGCTCGCATCATGCGCAACAAGTCCGGTGCAGCACTAAACAAGTGCAGAATCATTGCAGTTGATGTTGCAAATGGCTATGGAGGACTGGGACACGCGACAGGAGAAGCCGCTGCTAACACTCGTTACGCATTGGTGGTTGATCCTTCGCTGTCAGGAACCGTTGCTGATGGCGACTTGTTTTATGCAATCGTCAAAGGACCAGCCAAGGTTCAGCAGAAAGCAGCAGCAGCAACTCTTATTGCTGGATCGCCTATCAAGTGCGCAGCAAGCGGTCGCGTTGATCTTGCTGTTGCTGGAACTGATGGAGGCAGAATCCTCGGAACTTGCCTCAAGGCGAATAACACCAATGATGCTTTCGTTGAAGTTGACCTAGCCCCTGACGCTGTATAAGACTCGTCTTCTAGGATAGATATCGAAGCGGACGAGCCGCATATGGTTCGTTCGCTTTTTTATTACAGATATGTTTTCACCAGAGCCAGAGCCAGTAGATCCAATCGAAGCTGCGATGCCAGCAGCGGGGGAGAAGTTCTGTACTCACTGTGGTCACAAGAAGATACTTGAGGCTTTTCACAAAGACGAGACAAAGGAGGATGGAAGGAGAGACGTTTGTAAGGACTGTAGGTCTCTAATCAATGATCAGAAAAAGCAGGACAGCCTAGACGCTAGGCTAAGGGAATTGGAGAAAGAAGGCCTTGAATCACTCGGCAACCTTTCTTCTGGAGGAAGCTTTGACCCTCACATCAATGAGGTATTCGAGGCGATGATGAAGCCTTTTGGTGGAGTCAATGGATGGGCCAAGCATTTGTTTGCGACTTACTTAGCTTGCGATCCGGGTTCTCAGAAGAGAGTAAAGATACATGACATGATGATGCAGTTAGCAGGCAAGGTGACAAAGCTTGGACTAGCAGAGCGTCAGTTGGACATGATGGAGGAGAGAGATCTGTTGCAGGTGATGAGGCAGCACATCATTGAATATCAGGAGGGTAACAGGCTGCCACCTACAGCAATACCAACTCTTGACGACACTGTGATTGATGTTGCAAAAGTAGAGGAATCGAATGAGTGAAATACCAGAGGTTCCTGAAACCTTACCTCACGATCTTGGTGTAAGCTCATATGCCAAGAAGAAGGCTCTTCGTGTAGCCAATGAGATAGCAAGTCGTAGGATTGAAGCTCTTAACCTTTATGTTCCTCAGCCGACACAGGATGACTTCCACCGATGCAGGACCGCTGAGTGTATGCTCATGGGTGGTAACCGAGGCGGAAAGAGCTTGGCCGCTTTTATTGAGGACGCGCGCGCACTACTAGGAAGAGATCCTCATGGAAAATACCCACAAAGAGACGGAACGCTCGCAATCGTTGCCTACAAAGAGTGGCACATCGGGAATGTCGTGTACCCCTATCTCTTCAAAGCAGGAGCCTTCAAGATCATCCGTGATTCCGAGACGGGTTTGTGGAGGGTGTACAGACCTTGGGTGCCTCAAGACAGGGTGCGCAAGGCGGAAGCGAAGCCAGCCCCGCCGTTAATACCACCTAGAATGGTTGAGAAGATTGTTTGGAAGGACAGGGCTAAGAATATATTCAGCAATGTTTACCTGAAAACTGGCTGGGAAATAAAAGCATTTTCAAGTAGATCAAAGCCAGAGCAGGGTTTTCAGGCAGACTTGATCCATATCGACGAGGACATACTTGATCCATCTTGGTACGAGGAAGCCGCTGGCCGTTTAATCGACAGGAATGGCAGGCTCATCTGGTCCGCTCTTCCTCACGACGAGAACGATGCTATGGCTAGATTTGCTGAGAGAGCAGAGACTCAGCAGGAGAACCATGAGCGAGGCGGAAGGGAGCCAACAACAAAGGTGTATCGGATCTCTATGGAGTCCAACCCTTACTTGCCAGAGGAGGCTAAGAAGGCTGCCGTTGCTGGTTGGAAGTCTATGGGTGAGGACATCTATAGGAAGCGTGCATTGGGTGAGCTTGTCACCGATTCGGTACTAATGTACCCGATGTGGAGATATGGTGTACACAGTGTTGACAAGTATTCAGGTCAGCTATCAGGAGAGGTAGACCAGTACTTGAAGGGACGAGTTGTACCTGAGCATTGGTGCAGGCGACTGGCTGTTGACCCCGGACATGACACGGGTGCTGCAATACTGATAGCCACTCCTCCAAGTGAAAAATTTCATCTTGTTTTTGGAGAACTGTACATACATCAGTGTACGGCATCAATCATTGCTGAACAGCTAAAGAGGGCAACACTTGGTGTCTGGTATCAGTCTTTCATTATTGATGCTCACGGCGGAAACCTGACATCTATTGATACTGGCATATCTCCGAGGGAGGCATACGAGAGGGAGATGCTAGAGAGGGATGTGAAGTGTGTTGAAACGCAGCACAGGTTTATCCCCGGATGCTCTGTCATTGCATACAGGGAGGAGATACTTAGGGGTATGCTATCGGTAGGTTCATCAGGTAACCCAGAAATCCTTGTTGACTTTGATGCCTGCCCAAACCTAGACAGGGAGATGAAGAGGTTTAGGAAGAAAAAGGTAAACGGAAGTGTTATCGACACGGGGAATAGAAGAACCAATACTCACGCTATTGAGTGTCTTGAATATCTGGCGGCATATCTCAATGACGCATCCAAGACATACATAAAGCCCAAGGGTAAGAGGCTATCTCTTACTCCGGGTCAGCGTAGAGTCAGAGCATTCAGGCAGAGACAGAAGCAACGGCAGGAAGCCTCTAACCCATTTGGTGTAACAAGCACCATAATCCTCGGACCACAGGGTACGATTGATGGCTAAAAAGTCAGTAAGAATTGCGGAAGAAGAGAAACTGGACGTAGTTGAAAAACCAGTGGAAAATGAGGTGTCCACTCCTGAGCAATGGCAAATGCCTAAGCCTAAGCGTGGAGACATGGTATTGTTTTATCCACGGTCGATTGTCTCTGAGTCAAATTCAGAGGTGGCGTTCGTGACCAGTGTACATAACAAGTCGGTGAAAGTTGTTGTTGGAGTGCAAGGTCATGATGACGTTTACCACAAAGACGACCCAAGGATTGACAGAAATCCTGACCTGAAGATTGAGATTCCGGGAGTCTGGGACTTTTTGGAAAGCAAGAGCCTCAGGGAACGTGTCGAAGAACTAGAAGAAAGAGTCGCCAAACTGGAAGGCTAGTCTAGCATGGATGAATACCCAGCACCTACAGGAACGAAAAAGTATCCACTGTCACCACTGGTGGACAGATGGAAGCGGGTGTTCTCCGCAGCAAAGAAGGACAAGAACAAGAAGTTCGATGTTTACGCTGATGAGGCGATGAACTTCTTTGATGGACCTGTGAACCACATGTGGTCGTCGATCCGTGGTAATAACAAGGGTTCCGCTCACGATGGATTCCTTGCACCGGATGTCCAGTTGCCTCAGTTTGAGATGAGCGTCAACCGCTTGTTTGAGGCTGTCAGCATGTTCGGCCCGGTTCTTTACCACCAGAACCCGGTGATTGCTGTAAGCCCTAGAGAGAACCCAAGCCTCAGCATTGAGACATTCTATGCAGGAAATGTTCAGGCAACTCAGTTGTTAGCAATGGCACCGGCGGTTGAGCAGGGCGTGGTAACAGACCCATTCATAATTCAGTCGGTCCAGCAGTTGTATCAACAGTACAATCAGGCAGTTGATCAGGACGAGAAGGCATCGACTATTGATAGTGA